ATTTGTCGGAGTTAAAGTTGGTGTATTTGTCAGCGTATTTGTCGGAGTCACCGATGGAGTATTTGTCGGCGTATTTGTCGGCGTTAAAGTTGGAGTTACTGACTGAGTTGGAGTATTAGTCGGCGTATTAGTCGGAGTCACCGATGGAGTATTTGTCGGCGTATTTGTCGGAGTTAAAGTTGGAGTTACTGACTGAGTTGGAGTCGTAGTTGGAGTCGTAGTTGGTGAAGTACCTGGAGTTGACGTAAATGTCGGTGTTGGTGTATTAGTTGGTGTTGCAGTTGGCGAAATAACTGGAGTCAATGTAGGTGTTTGAGTTACCGAAGGTGTTGGTGTTGATGTAACATCAATAGTCGGTGTTATAGTAATCGTAGGTGTAACTGTTGGAGTAACACTTTGTGTTGGTGTAATAGATGGTGTAGGTGTTGGTGTTACGTTTTGGAAGTTACAAATAAATCTTTTAGGTGGTCTCGTACTAATTCCCGTAGCACCACTAATAGCGAAATTAGTATTCGTACATGTTTCATCTAAAAGTGAATAAACTGTTGATGCACTTAAAGAAGTCGTTCCTGTTGTAGAACCACTTAAAATAGGTATTGAAGGTGTAAAGACTACATCACTACCCGATGTAACACCTAAAGTATTTGTGAAATTTACAGTAATATCTTCTGACGCAGCACCGTCAGCAACAACAGTATAAGTTGCTATAGTACTACCTTCAGTCACATTGACAGTGATTACATATCCTATGTAGGCAACAACGTTTTGAGTAACAAGCAAGTCATTACAACCATCTTGAGTATTAATAACTGAAAGAGTATACTCAGTACCAAAAGTAGAACCAGGTAGTGTTACTACCACACCTGCAATCATTTGGTCCCTCGTTTGATTAACCTTTATAGGTGTTCCTGATGTTGAACCTGAATATATATCAAAAGGACCTATTGCATTAGAATCTAATGTAAGTCTTACTATAAATTGCGCCATCTACTTTTTTAATAATAAATACTTTGACAAATTAAAATATCCGTGATATTTTAAGAGTTTTCTTATTTATGTTTACTGACAGGGCAAGATTTCAAAATATTCGCAGTTGTTACTATCTATGATTTTCAACATTACGGAGGGCGCACCATTAAAAAATGGTGATAAAGTAAAATCACCTGTAGGTGATGCATCTGTTGTTAGGAAGGTACAATTATTACCATTTCCATCACAAACATACAATGTGTAAGGTGCAGCCGCACCACTAATTGAATTTATTGTAATTTTAGATGCCATTATGTAACGCAGTTTACATCATAAGTTATCTGTAATTTAATTGATATTCGTGCACCTTTTAAAGGGTCACTATCACCATCACAGTCTGATTTTATTATAATTGTATTATTTAATAAATCTATAGTAACACTTCCAACTTCTGATATTCCATTTAAAATACCTTCAACGGTACTTATCCACAGATTATCCGTTGGAACCGAATTTAATGTCGTCGCAGTGTAAAATGGTACTGTATCACCACTTATCCAACCTGTTGACCCTGTAATCGAAACGTCTGCACTAAAAATTGCAGTATCCAATACACAGTTGGTTCTTCCCGATGTAACATCCAAAAATCCTTCATTAAGCATTTTCTTCATACTTCTTTTAGTGTTTGATGTTGTTTCAAATAATTGATTACACACACCAACAACACTATAAGTTGTTACGGTTTCTCGGTCACAAACTATCGTTACACTTTTTTTCTTAGCACAGCCATCACTATCCGTTACTGTGACATCGTAAGTGTCTCCTGATAAATTTGTTATGGTAGAACCAGTTTCCCCATTACTCCATAAATATGTGAATGGTGGATTTCCTTTAGTAACTACAACTTCTGCAGAACCATCATTACCCAATACACAATCGGTACCAAATAATGAAAAATTAATACCAGATGAAACCGGTATACTTATCGTTTTACTGACAGAACAATTAGCATCATCTGTAACCGTAAGAGTATAAACACCAGGTGAAAGATTGTTAAATGTAAATGCACTAAGGCTAGTATCTATAATTTGTTGACCATTACTTAAAACATAATCTAAAGGTGAGGTATATCCAGTACTTACAGTCGCTTTAACAATACCATTGTTACTACCACATGTTGAACCTGTTACACTCGTACTAACAGTGAATTTATCGGTAGAACTTATTGTTTTTGTTGTTGTATAAAGACAACTACTACCAGTACCTGAAATTGAAATCAAATACGTATCGTTGGCTAAGTTTGAAAATGTTGCACTTTGTGAAGTTGTGGTTGTTGTATTAAAAACACCTGTAGTCTGTCCCGATATTGAATAGACATAATTATTAGATAATGTACCAGATATAATTATGTTTATAGAACCGTTATTACTACTACAATTCGAATTCGTAACATTTATACTCACCACATCAAAACCACCAGGTGCCACTATGTTAGAACCAAATAATCCTTTACATAAATCATAATCAGTAACATGTAACTCATAATACCCCGCAGTTAATCCTGTTAAAGTATATGTTCTTGAATTACTATATTCAACTTGACCTGTACTCCCCGAATAATAAAAAGGAAGTGTACCACCTGTTATTGTAAAAGTTAATGACCCATCTGAAGTAAAACAACTTGGTGTTGAGGCAGTAACCGAACCCAACCCTAATTGTGGTGTTAATGTTATTGTATAACTTTTAGTTACCACACACCCTAAAGAATCTGTAACCGTAACCGAATAAGTACCAGGTGTCAATCCTGTAATACTATCAGTTGTATTACCATTGTTCCATAAGTATGTGTATGGTCCAACACCTGTTTCACCAGTAACTGTTAACTTACCCTGATTTTGAACACAGAATGAACTTTCAACCACCCAAAAACCAAAATCTAATTCTGTCGACGCAGAAACTAATACAGTTTCAGTGTGTGCAGTAGCACCTCCTGAATCTGAAATTTTAGCGTGATATAACCCACTTGGTAAATTTAATATTTGATATGGAAATGACCCAGCAATTTCACCTCTATAAAAAGTATCACCACTATATATCTGAATGTCGTAAGGTGCTGAAGTTGAAGAGCCACTCACCCAAAACGAACCATTATTATTTCCACATGTTGTTCCTATAACATCATATATTTCACCACAGAAACAATCAGAAATAATAACATTCAGTAAAAGTTCTTCGTTATCAGGAGCAGTACTATCATTAATTTGCCATACATACGTTCCACCTGTCAATCCTGTAAAAACAAATGGTCCATTACTCGCAGCACCTGAATATGCCGGAATACCAGGATACACATTAAAGATTGAATATGGTTGAACAGCACCATTAGGTTGGATACTAACCGCACCATTACCAACATTTTCACAAACGCCAGTTACCGAAAACGTCGCATCTAATGCACCACAAGTAACAGTACACGCATTAGTACTAACAGAAATACCCGAATAAGAATATGCGGTATCCAAACAGATATCAAAACCCGCATTATAACCCGTCTGTAATACACCACAACAATCGGTATATCCCCACGTAGTTCCTGTAGTAACACCTGAAAAACAAGCCATTATTGACAACTAATCGTTATATCTATCCCCACGTTTAAGTAAAGACGTTTATTCGTGAAATCATCGTAACACGATGAGTTCGCTATAATAATAGTATTACCATTTATAAAATAGTTAAGACCATCTTGGTATAAGTATTCTAACTTTTCATCTAAAGCGTTAATCCAATCAGAATTTGTTGGTACATCATTACCCCCATACCCTGTATAGAATTTTTCTTGTACCAATATATCACTATCCAATCTCAAATCCACATACCACTGACTCGTGATTGTATTCATATTACAAACAGTATACGCTGATGATATTTGAGCAACCACATCTGTTAACATTTGTTGGAAATTACCCGCAGTTGTTGTTGAAGAACTTTCCAACCACGGATATACACTACAAGTTATTGTTTGGTCTATACAATCGTAACCCAATATCTGTCCATTGAACTCACAAGGAACACAACTAACAGGAATTATCTCACAACCCCTCTGTCTTCTCCATCTTACTTTCTGTCTGTGGAAGGCTGAGTTCTCCATCTTTTGTCCACCCATCCAAATCGTAGATGCCGGCAATACCTGTTCTACCAATCTCATCCAATAATCACCAATACCCAATGTATAATCAATCATCTTTTGATAAGTGTACTTATTAGATGGTATATTTACCGTTGCTTCAGAATTTAAGTAGTTCTCATACAATCTTTGTAGTTGTGGGTATCCACCACCCTTACCATCACTTATAGTTTGACGGTTTCTTACGTTAATCATATTGTGATAGAAACTTTGAGCAAACTCAAAGAACGTTTTTTCCTTTGGTTTGGGGTCAATAACTGTCCAATCCACCCCATTTGGGTATGGATTAGTTAATCCTGAATTAGGAATAGGGTAATCGTACTTTCTTGACATGTCCCACACATCATACAATAGACCCTGACCCATATTCATATATAAATCTATGTTTTTGGCATTTAAAACCAACCTCTCATCACTCACACGGTAGTAAGTATTGAAACCTGCGGTCGTATTTTTTCTTAAATGTTGGTCTTTAGACCAAGATTTTTGATTATCGTACTCTCTAGTGAGTTCATAACCCATATTAAGATAGGGGAACTCTCTAAATGTATCAAAATATTGTTGACCATAAGTAAATGGTTGTAAAACAGTCTGAGAATCGGGGTTTGAACCTGTATATTTAGTTGCATTTACCTGATTCACCTCAGGTGACCTGTGATATTCAGTACTTCTATACCAACCTGCACCCAATTCAAAAGGAACATTAGCAGGACTTACAGGATATCCGTTAGAATCAACAGGAAAATCAGGTCTTGTTAGGTTTGTTATCCTAACAACCGAATCTGTAGTAAATCCTGTATAAACAGTACCTCTAATTTTAAATGTGTTTGTTGAATCTAACGTTGGTGTCTCATCATTATACGTACCACCTGAAATTTGAAGGTATTTTTGATTAAATTGGTCCATGTTTATTGGACCATCAGCTAAATAAACTATCTCATTAAATTCAACCAACGCTTCAGGAGCACCAATAGACCTCATTACCCATTGGACAGCCTTAGCGGTACCTTTTGATTTGAATAGGTAGGCAGAATTTAAAATTAAATTTCTATAAAATTGAGAATTAAGTTCATTAGGTGTTTTGTCTCTTGTTTGACCAGGGTATATGGATTGATTCTTTGTCCCAAATACAGATTCTAAGAAATTATCATTTGTAATTGGTGATATATCAGTATTCCAACCTAATGTTAGTGCTAAATTGTATAATAATTGTGAAGGTATATCATCTTTTGGTACATAATTTACTGAAGTAATATATCCTAAAGCATCAATGAATTTTTTTGTTTCATCAAAACTTCTTCCGTATAATTGTAAAACTTTTTCAACTTTTTGGTCTTCAGTATCAAATTCATGAAACGCACCCGTTGTTAAAAAACGACTAATTAAATTAGTTTTATAATCGTCTAAGTCTTCGGCAATATTATTTAAGTTGTTAAGATAGTTTTCAAACTTATTAGTTCTAATATCTAAATTCCATAATCCATCTAAAGCCCACGTCACTAATCTATCAAGTATCTGATATCTTCCATCATCGTCAGAAACAGGTACCTGAAATTTAGCAGTATATTTTGGTGTAACTAACCTATTCAATAAGAAATCTTCAACTTCATCAAATGGGTCTTGAAATGCCTTTTCAGTTTCAAACTTACTTGGTTTAATAACAATACTATCGGTCGTTGAAGAAGCACCTGAAAATGGATTACCTTCAACAACAAAGGTAACGGTACCCGCTGATAATTTTGTTGATGGTGTATAATCATAAACCAAATACTCAGTCTCCATGTCATTAACATAGATAGCATATTTACCATATTGTGTGGTTAAATTTCTTAGCGGACTAACCTCTAATGGTCTTACTGAAATATTTCTCGTCGCATTTACAGAATAATCAATATCAAAAGGATTTTTAAAACGACTAACATCAACAGTAAAGGTTGTTAAATTTTCTTGTAAATCGTAACTAATATTATTTGCAGTATTTGCCGTACTATAATTGTAATAAGTACTATCAACTTGAATGGCCGCAGGAAAATAGTTAATTATCTTTGTAACTGACGCACTAAACCTTTTTTGTAGTGAACCGTATAATGTAAAATTAGTAACTTGACTAATATCGTAATTCGGATAAACTCTATAGTTTTTAGCTGCGATTACTCTGGACTCTAATAATCCATTTACATTTAAATCATCTAAACTTATTGGTGATGAGAATACTCCTGTGTTGAAACTTCTATTAACTTTTTCAACAACGGAAGTGGTAAATTCAAAATTACCTTGCGTAAGACCTCCCCCATCGACAGTTTGTAATCCTACAATGTCGTCAGAAAAAGTTCCACTACCATTACCAGGAGCAGGAGGATATCTGTACTTATTACTCGCCATTAATTAACTACGTTTGAGAAGTTTTTACTAAAATCAATATTATCACCTCTATCCTGACGTACCTCAAATAATAAGTTGTTAAACTCATCTCTAACCTCAAACAAGTTGTATTGTTTGTAAATGTTGTTTTGAGTGTCGTAAATTGTGTAAATACCGTCTTCAATACTCTTAGTCTGATTACCGTAAAGAGCAATACCCAGAGTGTCGAGGTCGTAGTTTGCTACTTGTATGTCAATACTCATTGGATTGAAGAATGTATTTGTCATTATAATGTTTTGGTTCGGCTGACCTATGTATGGTGTTGCAGATGGTTTGTTTGTCGGAGCACTTGTTGGTGATACCGTACAGAATATCAAATCACTACCACTATCAACATATCTATAACGGATAGCCTTTTGTGAGGTGTTAACTAGGTTAGTAACTACAGGTTCACAGAAAAACGAAGATGTTATAATTCTATAGAAATTAGGAATTTTTGTACCGTCTTGATTTAAATATTCGATTCTAAAACCAACAAGACCCTGATTTGTGAATCTATTTCTATATTGTGACGGAACATTATTTAAATCAATGATAATACCTTTTACGTTAGGAAGTGAAGATAAAACACCACAATCTGTTATTGTAGTTCTAATTTCTGCCGGTCTAATATAAAGTGTATATACACCTAATTTATTAAACTCCGTTGCCGGTAATTTGAGATTATACAAACCACCTAAGATTTCGATACCTGAATTTCCACCAGTTTGGTTATTGTGAAAATAAGGTGTTAAAATGCTGGCTGTGTCTAACTTTTTTAAAGTAAAATTTTCTGTTACGTCTCTTGATGGAGTATAATTAAGAATTATCTCTACATCTTCAGGAGACATGTCTGCTGGTCTTGTTGTTCCGTATGTTCCTAACGCCATTTTATTGTTCGTTTATGTTGTAGAAACCATATCCATAACGGACAAGGTCTCCGATGTTATCGACTTCTGACAGTCTCTGTAATCCTTCGAATGCCGAATTCTTACCTCTCTCAATAAATATTTGTGATTGTATTTCTGGCTGCATCGCTATGTCTAATAAATTTTCTTCTTTTGTTAAACTCACGGCAACCAAGTCATTTGATGTGAATCCTGATGATTCTACTATGAATAATGTCCTCCCATTAGGGTAATCATAATATACTATACCGTTAATTGTATATGATGTATAAGCATCACCTATAGTTAATACTCTACCATATTCCTGACCATCTTTAAATATGGTTACAGTCGGGTCATACGGTGGATTTCCATAAACTTTTAAGTCAGTTAATTTTGATTTAGTAAATCCTGTAACTATGTATGGTACGGTAACATAATTTGAACTTACCTGTTTTGACACAGTGTTCTCAGCATCACCACTAAAAATAAAATTGTACGATGATAAAGTACCTGACCAATTACCTCCTTGGGATACAAAATTTACCGTACCCTCAGGATTATCCACAGTTACACCTGTCATAGGTATAGATATTGGTTTTGTAATTGTTGTAGTACCCCACGGATTTGTTTGTATAAGTTTGATATCATAATCACCTATAATCTGTTGGTAATTGTGAGTAATACTCGATAGTGTCATGTTCTCAACATTAGTACCATCACCCCAATCAACCCGATATGTTGAAAATTGATTTACACCAATAAATTCATCAGAAGTATTATATAAAGTAATATTATATTTGTTGGCGGTAGTTGCTGAATATAAGAAGTTGGTGATTACGTTGTATTGTAACATAAGACCGTCAAAAGGAGAATAGTATCCCATATCATTAAATGTCTCAGTAAACACAACAGGTATCGTTAAACCTGTTAATAAACTACTACCACCCGTACCACCACTTAGAATTTCAGACATACCTGAGTACACCCCAAAAGTATTACCACTAAGAGTTTCATTTACAATATCACTACTTAAAACTTCGGGTGATATTCTGATATATTGTGTATCTGTATTCATTATGATGGGTTTACATATTCATACCATTTTATTGGGTCACTCTCAGTACCAACTCTTGTTAAATTTCCTTGTTCGTCTTCTGAGTACATACTATATTCATAGTTATCATAATCTAAGATACATTTATAGTAGAATTTATAATCCTTATTAAATGTATATTTTTGAGTTAATTCTCCTTGACATTGATTCATCATTCTTACAAATTCTCCAGTCTTAGCATTAAAAAACTTAGCACTCATATAGAACTCACGAATATCCAAATAGTCGGTATTTTTTAACCAATAAATAAAAAACCCTTCTTTGTCACCAATATAGTCTAATTGATATTCTGGTTTTTTTATCTCTATATCATTCTGTACTGTTGTAAGTGATAAATCAACCGTTTGAGTCTTACCTTGTTGTACTGGTATTATAACTGTAAAATATATTTTTTGATTTTCTGACGATTTATTATCATAAAAATCCAATTTGAAAAAGCTATTAGTAAAAGAATTCGCATAATAATAAACTTCATCATTGTTAAATCCCGCACCCGAATATGAATTAGTCCATTCATCACAACTAGTCGTTGCCGTGAGTCTTATACTATTATCGAAAAAGTAAAAATTGTAATTGATGTCTGTCCTTGTTTGATTTTCATCCCAAAAAGAATGTGGAAATCTTGTAACCTCAAAATCCTGAGCAGGGTTAATTACTTCATTAATTGCATATTCTTCATATTCAACAAAACCCTGTTCCTTACCTAAATTATCAAAATCTAACTGTATCGGAATGTTAAGTTGTTGGGTATTTGGCGATATTGTAATACGATAATTATTCACAGTCATCAACTATTGGTAGATTTATTGTTTGATAATAAATACCCTCAGTGTTTCTTAGTATTGGTGTTTGTAAGAAAAGAATATTTTTAAATGGATAATGTGAATTATTAATAAAAGGATTATCAACACCAATACCATCTCCATCTGTAAAACCGTAAGGATAAAGGTCTCTCCACCTCCATTGGTTATCATTTTGTGAGTAATATGAATATTCAGGCACATTATCAATTTCATTCTTATTTCCTGTCTCAATATAATCAGAAAAAGCCCTTATAGGAACCTGATAGTGTGGTCGATAAGCATAACCTGAAGGATTGTCAACTGAACTATTATTTTGGAAAATCTCGGGGTTAAAACTATATTTGTGATACAATGGTGATAATATAATCTCTTTTTGTTCATAATCATTCCATTCACAAATGTCACCCTTTAAAACATGTCCTTCAGTTAATGTTTGATTGTAGTAAAATGTAAAACTATCTTTTACATAAGAAGCGACGGGTATGTTATCTTTGTTGTCTAACGAATCGTGATTCCACCAATCGTCTTGAGTTATACTATCAAAATTAAATTCCCAACCAATGTCAATAGCAGTATTATCGTTTTGTGAATATGGTTTATTAAACCAACCCATATAACCTTTATTTAAAATAGTCACAAATAAATCTGTAACAGGTTTTGAGTTGTTATCTTTTAGTCCTGTAATGTCAATATCTTTATCAAATGAAAAAGTAAAAACTTGATTACCCTGTTTGTAAGATATTCTTTGTACCCTGTTTGGTGTCAACCCACTATACTCTAATTTTCTTCGTGTTGTAAAGGCAGTATTTTCAAAACCACCTTTAACTAAATCAGCTTCATCACCACTTGTTAATAATTTATGTAACCTGATATAATATTTTGATGTGGTCTCACCCGTATTATTTATATCTATAATTCTCTTTAACGTACCTGTAGTATTGTCTTGAAAATTACCACTCCCATACCCAATATTATAAATTGAGAATACTCTTCTTTCTGAATCGTAATATTCATCACCTAATGAAAATACCGAAAAAGTATCTTTACCATTAACCGTAAAACTTAATTTAACATATTCACCAATACTTAAATTATGGTCCATTGAACAATAAAAAGTTATCATTGGTTTACCATTAAAAAACGTATTTTGTATAATAAATGGTATCCCTTCAGATACTTCTTTAGCACCAACAGTAGTACCAAACCTTGAACTTGTATAACTTATTTTTTGTTTCGTATCACTACTAAACGGATATGATATATAAATGTTCCAATTATAAGTTGACGAACTTTTAGGTATAAAAGTAGTATGTCCTGATATTCCTTGCTCCCTAACAAAGGTAAACTCTTTATATTGTGGGTATCCTCTCCAAACTTCATCTTCAGGTATTCCTTTAGCGTCATTTATAGTTTTTTCAGGATTTAAATAATATAAGTCATTTTTAAAAGGGTTATATGTAGTTTTACCACTAACACTATTATTTATAATATTTGTTATTTTACCCGCAATTCTAAAGATATTACTTTGTTGTCTTTCCTCGTCAAATCTTTGAGCTAAATTCAAGAGTACTGTTCGGTCACCTTGAGTATAATTCTGCTGAGTTGATTTAAAAGGAACTTGGATAAATAATTCTTTATCTGAATTACCTTTAAACCTTTTAGAACCTGGAATATATATTATTTCGTTTTGATTACCCATTATATCATATATTTTGTAATGAATCGGTTCATGGCACTTTTACCTTTTCTTAATCCAAAGTAAAAATGGAATGGTGCCCCCACTAAAAATCTGTTTGATTGACCAGTAGGGTATGATGTTATTAATTTACCACTACTATTAAGATTGTATATGTAACCTAAATTATCACCATTATTTGGTTTAAAATATAAATCATTACTATCAAAATCTAATGTTTGATATTTTTTAGATAATAACCTACCGTTTGAGTTTGAGCCATCTGTAGCATTAACACCAGCCCTTCTTGTAGTATCCCAATTATTATACTCGGTACCAAATATAGATTCTTTAGCCGGTATAATATCTTCATTTACTTGAGACCATCTATAGAAAGGAACTTCTTGTGTATTAGGGTATCCAAAATTTGTATATTCTGTTTTACCAGGAGTTAGTAAATTTCGTAACTCAGTACTACCGGTAAAGAATATACCAAACAGTGGTGCTTCATCACCCTTACTATTAATTTTTACCTGACTAACAAAAATTCTATCATCGGTATAAACTTCACTAGAACCTAAAAAAGGAGTTATACCAAACTCACTGTTTATACTCCACATCTGAGCCATATCACCATCAATCCTGTCACCGTCTCTACTGAAATAGCTGTTGATAGATGAGTCTTTAGCATTAAAAAGGTTACTTAAAAATCCACTATTGGTTATACGAGATATTACAAAAATATTTAAAATATCACCCGTATCTTGATACGATGTTGATTTTAATGAATCCACTAAATATCCTTCAAAATTAGGGTCAAAACATATTTGTTTTGTGAATTGGTCTCTAGGACCTAAATCCATAATAGTTGTTGGGTACCAAATATTATATTCATTAGTTGCACCAAATGGAAGAAAACCATATAAGTTACGTAATCCAACGTACTCAGGTTGACCAATAAATTTATCTTGAGTTATTAAATATTTAGTACTTTTATAGTAGAAATTGTTCGTTTGATTATTGAAATATATAGGACCCGCACCTGAAGATTTTTCACCATCAGGGTTTGTGACAAAACTTTCAGGACTTCCACAATATGTATACCTCTTTACTTCATTATCACTATTAAAAATGGCACCCTTGTTAAATGTTGGCATATACAATGTACCATTAACCCAGTTGTTTTGGAACATGTGAGCAAAGGCTCCTTGACAAGCGGCATACATTATTCTATATCTCGCCTGCCATTCAATGAATAAGTTAGCATCTTCAATAAGCGTAACTATTGGAGTATTAACTAATATATAACATCCTCCAACGACTTTTTCTTGTCTTGTAATTAAAGTTTTATTTTTTTCTTTATTTATGGTAAGATTTGTACCATATCCTTCATAGGCACCAGTAACTACCATACCACCACAAGATAATGAACTTATCACACTATCATATGGTGTGGAACCTGAAAAATCAACACTTTCAGTACCTTTGTAATTCTGATTTGATTCAAAGTTAGGACTAACAACAGTACCTCCTTCATCATTTAATGTGTAAATCGCAAATTTTTGATTTTGATGTAAAGGGAATGATGATTGGTAATGATTTTCAACTTGGTCCGATGTTGGTAACCTATCACTTCTAAATACTATACGACTACTGTTGTTAATAGAAATACCATTATTACCAATGTTACCATTATAGTTATTACCATAATTATAAGCATTATTTGTGTTAAACACCCTATTACCGTTATAATATACAGGACTAAAGAATCTTCCATCATCGGGGAAAACACCGGAATTCTTAAAAATTGATAATAATCCAGCACCATCATATCTGAATTGTCCATTAATGGTATTATCAGAAGCGTTTTCACTTTTAATACCACCCCATGTCGATGTCGGGGTATCACTATATTTTCTTGGTGTGTGTGGAGAATCATTTGGTGCAGCATAAAAATCTTTTTTACTTTCATCCATAGATGAATACCTACATAATTCTAAACTTGTAAATGCTGTGAAATTGTTAGTGTCGGCAGTAAAAGTGTATGAAGGATGAAATAATACAGTATTATTGGTATTATTACTAATATTATGAGACTCAGGTGATTTATAATCATAATATGTATTAACTTTATTAATATCCGTTTCTTGTATCGGAATATTAAGTAAGTAATTACCTTCAACTGTAATGTTACCGAATTTTAACCCAAACAACTGTGATAAATCATATTCAATATTTTGTCTCTTAGTGTATGGGTCTACACCTCTTGTTAAAAATATTATCTCATAACTTGCACTATCTTTAAGCTTATCAACAGGTTTTACAGAACCAAAACCGCTATTACTTTGAGAAACAATAAGTCCATTTTTATAAAAATATTGTTGTGTGTAATTAATAATATAATTATTTATTACTGAATGTTTTCTATCATTAGATGGTATATTATTTAATATTGTACGATATTCAGATACGGTACCTCCTGTGATTATCTGAAAATATTCAACCCCTGATTTAAAATTGTAATATTTTTCATTTTCATCAGATAATATTTTTAGTGTTGTGGTTTTTTTGGTACCATCTGGTAATATATTATCAATAGTAGCAGTAACTAAATTATTTTTATCATATTTTGTTGTACCTGTAACTGAAGTGTTACCATATTGGTTTTCTGTTGCACCCGTAGTATTAGGGTCGTTAATTGATTCAATATCACTAAAAGTCAATATAGTACCCACACCTAAAGTTGATAGGGTATTAGAATCACAAAATAAAACCATTACATTATCATATAATGGGTCTTCTGAATAATCAGCTGTATTAGTGCCAGGTTTATTATTTTTTACTGTAGTTTTAATTATATTTGCTTCCTTATTAGTTGCACCAGCAACTCCATTTTGATAGTCAAACGCTTCTTTAACAAAATATCTTGACCTTTGATTTAATAAATTAATTTTTTGAGCTAAAGTAGGTCCAGTAGTATATCCTAACTTTTTAATACCTTCTTTATAAAATGGAACTCTTTGTAAATTACCACTTTCATTACCTGCCAATATCCATTTCATATTGTTATTAAACTCTTCATCTTGGTTAGTAAATGTGTTATAAAACCCTCTATCATTTATATTTGCTAAAAGTGATTGGTTAGCACCGACAGGACTAGATTTTGGAGCATCAATAGTTTGTGGGTCACACGGACAACTCTCACAATCAGGATAAGATATCATTGGTAGAGTTAGTTTTTGTTGTTTTACATATGAAATTTTTGGTTTAGATGAATCTAAACTAAAGGTGTTAATAAGCCATATAAATAAATTAATAACTAATGCTATGATACCGTAAATCATATAGACTATATGCATCACTAAAATTAAAGGTATAAAAATTACCTTTAATAATAACATCAATAAATCAAAGAAAAAAAGATTTCCTGAATTTTGTTCACCGTCATTCACTGGAAATCTATTAACACTAGATTTACATATACTATCATCAATATTTTTAATACCTATATGTTTTAAGTCCCCTAATCCATATTTAAAACGGTCAATGTGTGAAGAAACTGTATATACTTTATTATAATTAAACTCATAAAAACGGTCCTTACAATCAATAGCCTCTTGTATCATCTTACGTCCATATATTGTAATACCACCATTTAGGTCAGTATCCGCATAATCCTTCCAATCAAGTGAAAAGGCATATGATTTATTGGAATCAATACCTGGGTCTTTTGGGTTGTTAGTCTTGACATATTCTCTAACATTTGGCACTAAGTAATTTGCTCTTTGAAATTCGTTTTGTAACCCACCTTCATTTTGATATTCAATTTTAAATCTATATTTACCTTTTGTTGGAATACCAATAGATGGGTCGCTAGATAAAACTTGTTCTCCGAATTCGTTGGTCACCACATAATCTAAATTCATTGGGACTTCAACTAACCACGTACCATCTGAATCAATAATATTACCACCATTTTCTAACTTATATTCTTCTAATATTGGATAAAACTCATTGTTATCTTCTTTATAACTGTCTATTGTATGTCTAATGGCTAATATTTTACCAGGTGAAGTTACCATTTCACATAATTTACCCGTACTTCGTTTTGGTGCACAATTTTCTTTTATACCATCTTCATCCGTATTAGAAAATAATGAACCCATGAAAATTGCATGTGGTTTTATATCAACACCGTAGTCTCTTAAGTCAAAATCAACACGACTAATACCTATCGTACATAAGTCTTCTTGACCCCAAAAAGAAGCAACATCAACATCTTTCACCGCATTTATAATTTGTGGGAGTGTTTCTAAGTCTGTTGAAGCTCTGAACTGTTGACCCGCTACTTGACCATCTGTGGCTAAACCCATTCTAATTAAATCTGAAGGTCTCAATGAGAAACAACCCATATCAGACAAATCAAGGTCCATAACGACCTTTTGAATTCCTAAAGGAACACCAATAATCATAAAGTCACCAGACTCATTTGTTTTTACCGTATATTTGTAATATTTTTCATATACTTCTAAAACTTCTTGTCTTGTTAGAATATCATCTTCAGTTGGAAATGTTCCCGTTGGTGTATGTCCACCATAACTTTGTTCATACGGTAAAAGATTGTATCTATATCCATCTTCATTTTTTTGACCTATGTTTTTATACGGATACAGTGTGGAAATAATCGGGTCATTCTCATCTACACTATCTAAAGGTACAAAAACAGAAACCTTAGCATTAGGTAACCCGTAACCACCGTTTGTGATTACACGACCAACTACAACACCATAGTCTGCACAAAATCTAGTATAAACATCTTCTTGTCTTAACTTTAAAGATAATATCTCAAGAAAATCAAAATCTTGTGAAACTTCTACTTTAATATTTTTGTCAACACCTGGTTGTGTTCGTATTCTGTATGACTTGGGCATATGCGACTTTTAAGATAAATATTTATCTATCCAATTTTAAAAATAAAAGTTGTTTCGTGTATGTAAACTATCTTATGAGAAAGAAACACCCTTTAAGTCCTTAACTCTAACAGTAATGTCTTTATTCGGGAATCTAACCTGATAAATTTGATTAGGTTGAGCAAAAATAGTATCGTCAATCAATTCAATTTGTTTTGTTGCCGAGTTAGAATATCTTTGTGATGTTTGTGATGACGAGTAATCCCCACCCGTCCTATTAAAGATACTAATATCTGATAATGAGATAACACCTGAAACGTCTTGTACTATTCTTCTAACTTCTGATACATTTAAATTTTGACCTAATTCTCGGTTCAATGAACTCATATATTGTGAAAGTTGATTTACAATTTCTGTAATTACTTGACCCTGATTTTGTGTTGACTCAAATACAACAGATAAATCAAACGCTAAATCAATAACTTGAGCACTTGTAATTTCAACATAGTCATTTATCATTCTATAGTTTGATAAATAAGTTGCCACATTATTTCTTAATGTATTAGACAACACTTCGGTTAATTGACCATCAGCATCGTAAGCCAACATTTGAACAACTATTTTATTATTGTTTTCAGTAATCCCTACTTTAGCAGGTGCCCCGAAT